AGCTGCGGGCGATATTGATGTCCGCGAAACCGCTAAAGACCCCGCTGCTTACCGGAAGGCACGTAAAGAAGGTGCCATACCGATTGGAAACTAAGCAGGAGGAAAAAACAACCATGAAATTTTATTTTGAAAAAATCTGGACACCCGTCTTTGACGGTAATGACATTGACGCCCTTATCCCCGAGGTATGGGCACAAGAAGCCTTGATGGTTCTCGAAGCCAATGCAGTTGCGGCTGGCCTCGTCTATCGAGACTTTGAAGACGAAATCGCGCAATTCGGCGATATCGTAAACGCGCATCGTCCGCGCAAATTCCAGGCCAAACGGAAGGGCTATGACGATGATGTTGTAACTCAAGCGGCAGTCGCGGATAATATTCCGGTGCCATTGAACCAGCATCTGTATACTTCCTTCATCATCAAAGATGGTGAGGAATCCAAGTCCTTCAAATCACTGCGGGATATGTATTTGATTCCGGCCTTGGAATCAATCAATCAGGCCATGGACGTGATGGTTCTCGGCCAGGTCTACAATTTCCTCGACAATGCCGTGGGTCAGTTAGGTGTGGCTCTGGATGAAGACACCGTTGTCGATGTTGAGACCAAATTCAACACGCTTCATGTGCCGCCCGGCCAACGTTTTGGACTTCTGACCCCGCAGGCCAAAGGTCAGGCATCCAAGATTGACAAATTCACGGATGCCAACCGTATTGGTGATGATGGTACTGCCATTAGAACCGGCGCCCTGGGGTTCTTGTATGGAACCAACTGGATTATGGCGCAAAATGCTCCGTTCATCAGTTCCGAGCGTGAAGTCTATGCAACAGCTCTGACCGCCAATGAACCTATTGGTGAAACAGTTCTTGCTGTTACGGCTTTTGCCGCTGAGCATGATGCCCATGTTGGTGGGTGGTTAACTGTTGCCGGTGATATGACACCACAGAAGATTATCTCTGTGGATAATGCCGCCGAAACAATTACCATTTCCCCGGGCCTGAGAGATGCCTGTGTCAGTACAGCAGTTGTTACCATTTATGTTCCTGGTCTGATCGACCTGTCGGCAGGTTATGCAGCCGACTGGTACAAAGAGGTTGAGATAGACACTGTCACCGTCGCTCCCGAAACCGGTCAGCTCATGAGTTTTGATGATGCGACCACTCCGGCAGCTTTTACGTCCGAAAGTGCGTATGCCGTTATGCCGGGCGCAACCACCACGTTAGTCCTGCCAGAAGTACCTGTCAGGGTAGCCGTGGATAATAATGATATCGTCGGTCTTGGGCCGTCGGGTAATTATAGCTTCTGCTTTCATCCCGAAGCGATCGCCCTTGTGACCCGTCCTCTGGCAGCCCCGGCAGCCGGAACCGGCGCGCTCGCATCCGTTGCAAGCTATAACGGATTGTCCATTCGTGTTGTTATGACATATGATGGTGTGAAGCAAGGTCATTTGGTGACCGTCGATATGCTGTGTGGCATCAAGGTTCTGAATACCGACCTTGGTATTCCACTGCTCAGCTAAGCTGATTTTTCAAATCAGAGGTGGAATTAATGAACAACTTAAGGCAAATAAGTAATATTATCTATCGGTTGAAACGAAATTATGGCGTTCTTGTTATTTTACGCCGTCTGATCAAAGATAGAACTGATCTTGAGACTGGTAGAGTATCTCGGGAATATACCCAAGTTAAAATCAAACGGGGAATTGTTTTACCCGAGAAGCTTATTCCAACTTTTGCTTATGATCTTGCCTATATAGCTGCGAATAAAAATTTCACCTACGGCGGACTGTTTGGTTCTTCAACACGGCTTGTTATTCTTGATGGTAAGGACGTCCCATCGACTTTCATTATTACTGAGAATGATGAATTAGTTTTTAGTGATAAAGTTCATGCTGTAAAATCTATTAACGATACAGCAGAGAAGAAGGGATACATTCTAACAGTAACAACAATCTCAAGTGTGGATAAAGTCAATGAATGAGAACTGGCCAAGATGGATATTTGCATCGGTTACAAAGCATTTTGATGGTAACTTGAATGCCTATGAAATTTTTTATGAGGGTCAAAAGCGTTCGGCCGAGAATTTCCAAACTGACCTTATTGAGGTTCGAATGGACGGCCCGTATTATTTGCAGCTCAGTAAGACTGAGTATAATGCAAAGATTGAAATTAATCTTCTTGCTCAAGCCGCAATTGACGAAAAAGATTTTCATAAGATTCATAGAATGGTTGGAGTAGTCGCGACAGGATTTGCCCCAGGAATCCAAGTTTTTAAGTATGGCAATGGGGTAATTGATGATGATTCCTTGATCGGTTGCCTTGATCTAATCCAAGACCGTCAGAATAGGGAGTTTCTGGTAATAAATCACTTTGGTCAACTCGATCCTGAAAAACAGATAATGCAAGCCACTGTTGAAGGACATTACGAAATCCAATTAACTGGTTAAAGGAGACAACCATGCATAATTTTGTAAGAATTTGGACACCCGTCTTCGCGACCATTGACCTCAAATATGCAACCATCACAATTAAGGATGGATCAATTGGTGCATTAGTATCTGTTGCCGGTGGTGCTTCGGAATGGACAGACTCTCCGACGACTCCAGGTGAAGCATATTACACTGGAGCCGCCATGACGTCCAAACCTGTGCACGTTGAGCTTGGTGGTGTTGACATTACATTGCAAGAAGGGTCACTTGGCTCTCTCGTCGAGAATGAGTGGGCGTGGGGTGACCAAGATACCCTTGGCGCAAGTACCATGTACATCAAGCTTCCTGGTGACGGTGATCCTGACGCTCTGGCTGCTGACTATCTCAAGATTGCTTTGACAGCAGTTCAAGAGAGCATTGAGGTCAAGATCGGTGAAGGAAATTTAACTTACTCCGAGAACAAAACGATTGAATATATTCTCGATCGTGGTCTTCTCGATGATGTTCGTGAAGGGGATCAGGTACCGCTTGATCTCAACTTCGACTTCCAATGGGAATATATTGTTGGTGCAACCGGCGGTAGCGTTCCAACGGTGGAAGAAGCGTTAAAGGGAACTGGTGAGGCAGACGATTGGGTATCAACTGACTCGGATGCTTGTCGTCCGTATGCAGTTGATATTGAAATTGAGTATCTGCCTGTACCGGACACTTGTGGCGATGGTGAAGTCATTACGTTCAATGATTTCCGCTATGAGACCCTTGACCACGATCTTCGCGAGGGAACCATCAGTTGTTCTGGACGTTGTAATGTGACAAAGGCCACGGCTGTAAGGACTGCTCAATAAGCCGTGATTTTAGGAATCATCCAAATAGGGGCGGAGTTAATCCGCCCCTTCTACCTTACCTATTGGGGTATAAATAGGGTTGGAGGAAAAATGAAACTTAAAGGGAAAAAATTAGAAGGCCCACAGGAAAGAGTTGTTGTCCTACCAAGACAACAAGGTGAAAATTTAATTTTTAAATTTGCTGCTGTATTAGAAATGGACAATTTTGATAAATTATGTCCAATTCCTGAGCCAAAAGAAATATTAAAGCCGGGTGGCAATCGTGTTCTTGATATTGAAAGTAAAGAATATCGTGAAGCACTTGATGATTGGGCTATGAAAAAAACACACTACATGTATCTGAAATCAATTGAAGCCACAGATGATCTCGAATGGGAAACTGTGGATATGAATGATCCAGATACATGGGAAAATTATGGTGAAGAATTGCTTGAAGCAGGTTTGACAGAAGCTGAAAGACTCAAACTTCTTCAAGTGTATTCAGAAGTGCAGGGTCTTGATCAAAGTAAGATTGACGCTGCAACGAAAAGTTTTTTAGCCACTCCCCAGGAGGCTCAAGAAAGTTCATAATACCAAAGTATCGCACAGAGAAATACGCGATATGGCGAGCATGTGAACGATGGTTTATCCTACCGCCTGGGGTTGTAAAAGAATGGGATGAAATGCATCCTTGGTTCCAAGCGCAGGTAATTGCTTATGATCAGATTCGTCAAATCGAGAAAGCTGAACACGAAGCAATGATTCTAAAGGCAACGCATGGCACAAAAAGCCATAATCCAGTACGGAAACGTTGATATTACTGGTATCAAAGCAGCTATCGGTAAATTCAATAAGACTCAACATAAGCAAATGATCTTGCTTATGAAGGGAGCAGTTCGCGTCTTTGTCAAGACTACTGTTCAATACATCGGTGTTGATACCGGTATGACTGGCGGAACACTACAGCCAGTTGCCCAACAAGTTGGCACTGGTGTATTGGCGGAAGTTAGAGCCAGAGTAAAGCGTAGTTCAAGAACTGGTTTTACTACTATGACGGGGCGTTATTATCGTTCTCGTAAAAGATCAATAGATGAAGGTATTAAAGCAGGACAAAATGCTTATGTGCTTAAATTTGGAACAGTTCAAAGACCAAGGATGATCTTTACTTTTAATACTAAAGTCTACCAGTTTGCATTGTGGGAACCTTCATGGCAGAGTTTAAATTTTGGTTTTGAAGCTATGATTGCTTATATTAATCAAGAATTTGATAATCGATTTCCTTATGCTGAAATGGTGGATGCCCTCAATCTTAAACAGAAGGCGGGACAGAGATAATGCCAACTGAAAAAAACATCAAAGCAACTGCTGATTTTACTTCAATCCTTAAAGAAATGAGTAAGATCATTAAGGGTTGGAACCAAGTAGCCACAGCTCAGATTCAAGCAAATAAAGGAGCTGATGCTCTCACAAAGAAGATTGATGCCCAAACGAAGGCTCTTACTCGTCTTGCTACTGAAAATAAGAAACTCAATACTTCATATCGTGATTTGGTAAATCAGCAAAAAGCTGTAGCCAGACAGACCGCTCGAACAACTGCAGAAATGAAGAAGCAGGCTGCACAGCAGTCTAAGCAAGTTAAGTTGTCTTCTGACTTTATTCAGAAGGGTCTTACTAAAAGAGAATTTCAGCGACGTGGCGCAACTTTTGGAGAGGTCTTTGATTATAAGACTTCTATCTCTCGTCTTAAAGAACTTCAAAAACAACACAGAGTATCTCATGCTCAAATTAAAAAGATGTGGGGTGAGTTGGCGCGCGGAGAGATTGTTGCATATACGGGCGCGCAACGTCGTGTTCGTGATCAATTAATAAAAATTCAAAAAGCACAGGTTGCACTCGGAACTCAAGCCAAAAAGACAGCAGCAGCTTTTAGAAAGCAAGCGGATGCAGAAGCCGCTGCTTTTGTTAAAGCTAATAAAAGAATAAGTGTTACCAGACGTGATCTGGGTCACATGAAAAGGGGTGTAGATGAATTAACGATCTCCTGGAAAAGTTTTATTCGTTTGCTTGCTGTTCAATTATTTCATCAAGCTGTTTCACTTTTTGTTAGGCAAGTTCGTGATGGTATTATGGCAACCATTGAACTTGAAAAACGAATTGCGGAAGTTCAAACAATTTCGCAGAATCAGCCTTTGATCTTTGAAGAATGGCGCAAAGGATTGATTGCTGTTTCGGATGCTTGGGGATTACCTATACTCGATACTGTTGAAGGTGCTTATCAAGCACTTTCGAATCAAATAGCAGAAGGCACTGAAGCCTTGCAGTTTATGACAGAAGCAAGCCAGTTTGCTGTTACAACTGTTGCAAGTACTGCTGATTCTGTAAATCTACTTACTGCTACTTTGAATGCTTTCAATCTTACTGTTGATGATACCGAAGCAGTTGCAGCATCATTCTTTAAGACAATTGAACTTGGTCGCGTTCGTGCAGCGGAAATGGCTAATACCTTTGGCCGTATTGCTGTTCCTGCTGAAAAGCTTGGAATTGAACTTAATGAACTTCAAGCTGCAATTTCCTCTGCAACTATTCAAGGTTTGAAATACAACGAAGCAGCTACCCTTATTAGAAATGTTCTTTTAAAACTTATTAGACCAACTGACGCCATGAAGCGGTTGTTTGCTGAATGGGGTGTGGTATCCGGTGAAGCAGCTATTCAAACTTTTACCTTTGCCGGTGTACTTGCTAAGATTGAAGAAGCATCACAGGGATCATCCACGGAACTTGGTGAATTGTTTGGACGTATTCGAGCAATCACTGGTGCTATGTTATTCGCAGGCCGAGGTCTTGTGCGTTATCAAGAAAATCTTGAAGAAATTATTAAGTCAACTGAAACTTATAATGAGAGAACTGCTATTGTCACAGAGAATACTGGTAAACGACTTGAAATTGAACTTAATAAAATTAGTAATTTCTTTCTTGAACTTGGTGATCGTTTTCTTAGAAATATCGATGTAATTAGTGGTGGATTTGCTGGATTAACTTCTGCTGTTAGAATTTTTACAAGGACTATGGGATCGTTGCTTATTCCTACAATTCTTCTTGCAACTAAAGCTTTTATCACATTTATTGCAACATCTCAAAGAGCATGGTTAATCCTTTCTCGTTTTGGTGGTGTTCTTGGATTTGCTGTTGGTCTTCAAATATTTTTTGAGCTATGGCAAAAACGTATTGATCAGATAAATACAGCTACATTAGAAAATCAAGAAAATTGGCATAGAGAACGAATTAAACAAATTAATAAAGAACGTGATGTCCAAATTAAAGCAATAAAAGATGCTAACAGAGCTGTTTTTCAACAACTTGCATCAAGAATCTCTGTTACTGAATTATCTCTTAAAGCAGAAGAAAAAGCTTATAAAAGATATACAGATTTCGTCAAATCAGTTGGTTCTGCAACAGCAAAGGCTATTGGCAAACGAATTCGTGAGATTAGAAATGAAATTAAAAGATTAGATACTCTTATAAATACAGCAGATTTTGCCAGAGGTCTTCGTAGTACGATTGATCAAGCTGTTATCGAACGTCGTATATCTGGAGCCGATACAGGAATAGAGCCAACAAAAGCTGCTAAATTTGCTTTTGTTCAAGCTGCTTTGATTACTGCTCAAGAAAAAGCAAGAATCTCAGCTATCCGAGGTCAGGAAAAAGAATTTGAATATTGGTCACAGTTTATTCAGTCTTTAACAATGCAAGCTGTTGCTATTAGTGATACAATGGAGCAAGGCCAAAAGCGTATTGCTGATGGTGGTCGTTTTATTGAAAATCAATTAAAAAAACAATTTGCATCACGTGAAGCCCTTTCAAGATTTGCTGATGAAGAAAAGAAACAAGAAGAACAAAAATTAAAAAGATTAGAGCTTCTTCGGAAAAAGGCTATTGACTTAACAACTTCTCTTGCGGAACAACAATTAGAACTTTTGGATATTGAAGATGCATCTGTTCTTGAAGCTGCATTAAGAGGACAAAAGCATGGATTAAGAGAATTACTTAAAATTGCTTCTGCTTTGGGAGCCGAAGGATTTACTGCTGAATCCTTGCAACTTGCTCAAGCAAATTTAAGATTAGCAACTGAACAAAAAATCTTACGACTTAAATCCACAGAAGAATTTAATATCCTTAAACGGAATGAAAAATTTCAGATTCGGAAAATCGAACTTGAGCAGGAATATATTAATTTGATTAGAGAGGCCATTGCATTGCAAAAAGAACTTGGGATTCAAACTGGAAGGCTTGCAAATTTATTACCGGCTATTGTAGGAGGCTTAGCACCGCCACCATCGAGACAAGCCGGTGGCCATGGGATAGATACACAAATTGCTCGTCTGGCTCCAAATGAAACAGTAATGAATCCAGGAGCATCAAGACGTTTTTATAGTACATTAACGGCAATGAATGCAGGGATTCAGAGATTTGCTAATGGTGGCGCGCCTGTTCAATATAGTGTCGGAGATATTCATTTACACCCACAGGATGCGAGTAAAGTTGATGTAATTTCAATCGGAAAAGGTCTGCGTCGAGAAATTCGCAGAGGAAGGTTACGGCTAAATTGAGCTTCAATATTTCATACAGTCCTTATAGTGTTGATTTGCCAAATCCGAATCTTGAGGATACACGAAGGTTTTCTTCCCAAGGACTCAAAAGGCGAACTCCAGGTGGCGTGGTCAAGTATTTTAAAGATTCTGATTGGCCTGTTGTTGAAACGTTCATATATGACTTTGTTCGTTTAACTCAAACAGAACGTAATGATCTTCTTGAGCTTCTTGAAGCAGGAGCCGGTCTTGAGATATCGACGACAGATCATCATGGTGCAGCCAGGACAGGCTATATTGTTACTCCAGTTGCTGAGATTGTAACTGTTCGTGATGATTGCTTCTATGATGCTCATTTTGAATACATGGCGAATATAATTGTAAATGTCACTGGAGATTGTCCAGAAGATGCTACACCAGATACACCTGTTCCTGGAGATGCTGATTATCACCAGACACTCGATAACGACGACTTTTATAGGATTTATGCTGAGGATAATGATCCTATGGAAGCAGAAGATGATAGTCCAATTTATATTGAGGCTTTTTGATGGTAACTTTCACATATCCATATGTCACTCCGACAATCACAGTGCAAGTTCCAAATCCTAATCTTGGGGATGCACAACAAGATGAACACGATGCAAACTTTGGAATTGCTATGAGTGCGCGGGTCTACAGTTATATCAGCACCCCCACACGACGCCGGTTATTGTTAACTTTCTCAAAGCTGAATTTGACAAAAATGACTGATTTAAAAAATCTAATCTATCATTCTGCAAGTGGGGAGATTGGGTATCTTGATCATGAAAGTCGACAATGGCGCGGGCATGTAATGAATGACCCCTTTGAGGATCAGGCTGGCAAAAACTTTCAAGTTATAACCCTCGAATTCGAAGGATCAATAGTATGAAACATTCAAATTTTACAATCGTTACACCAATACTCGGGACTGATTATGTCATTATGTTGAGAACGTCACTTGGGACTGGTGGCAATGTTCGGGCACTTGTATCGGATTTTTTGGATGATTTGGTTGCTTTAATTGGAACTGATGATGTAGCATGGACAGCTGTTGATAAGACAGGTTCTGATCTTGCTGATTTAGCAACCAGACTCCATGATGATCTAACAGACAAAGGAACAAATAATCATGCAGCTATTGATGCTTTTATAACTGCACATGATCCGGCCAAATTTATTACAATCACCCCATTTGGTTCTGATATTGATGTGAGGATTCTTGCCGGAACTGTTGCTTTTACTGTTCCAGATAAAATGGCAGGGTTAAATCTTACCGATGCTCTTATAACGGTGCATACTCCTGGGACAGGATCAGGTACAACAAGTGTTCAAGTTCGTCGTAGGAGAGCAGGTGTTGATGAATTTATGTTATCAACGCCAATTACCCTTGCTGTTGATGATTATTTTGAAGATGATGGTGTCGTTGATACATCTTATGATGATTTGGCAAAAGGCGATCAAGTATATATTGATGTTTTAGCCTTGCCAACCAATGTTCCAAAAGGGCTTTCGGCAGCATTAACTTTTGAATAAGGTGCAATCATGTGGATAAAAGTTGTTACAGTACTTCTTGGTATTGGTGCTATTATCAGTGGATATATTTATATTGATGGTCGGTATGCTCTTTCTATTGAATTAGCTCAAACGAATATCAGGGTAGAGCAACATACATTACAAGATCGAGCTTGGTATATCCAGAAACAGATGCAGGAAATTGAGAAGGAATGTGGAACGAATGAAGCTTATCGTATGCCACAACACGCCAGAGATAGATATAATGATTTTAAAATCGAGTTAAAACAATTAGAACAAAAAATGAAATCACTGTCCGAAAAGGAGATTAAAAAATGACATTAAGACTAAGTACCGGTTTACGTGATCAGTTACTTGAAGATGCAGCAAAAGTTCATGCTGTGTTTGTTGGAACTGATATAACTTTTGTTGATGGCGGTGGGAGTAATGACTCCATGACAAGAACTGGAGGTTCATTTATTACTGATGGTTTTGAAATTGGCGATTGGGTTTGTGTTTTCAATGCAACAACTCCGGCCAATGATATTCAAGCCAAGATTCTGTCTGTGGTGGCTTTAACCATTGAGATTGGCACCGGTTTGATAGATACAGGTGAAGCCGGTGAAGCAGATACTGTTATTGCTGTTGCCAAAGGTGGATCAATTCAAGATTTAATGAAGCATGGCATCATTGATATTTTTAGTGGTGTTCAACCTGGAAATGCTGATTTGACGGAATCAGGCTTTTCGAAACTTGTTAGTATTACGCTTGATGGTAATACTCATGACACTGATACGGGTGACAATGGTCTTGAATTTCAAGATGCAGCTGTGGATGGTGTTCTTAGTAAAGTTGACGCTGACGTGTGGAAAGGTGATCCTGACTTAGCAGGAACAGCAGCATGGTTTCGATTTTATGGTCAATCAAAAACTGTAGGTGGATCGACAACTGGAATTCGTTTTGATGGTGCAATTAATACCTCAGGTGCAGAGCTTAATGTAGCTTCTGTTGATATTGCTCTTGGAACGGATTTTATTATTAATCAATTTGATATTATTATGCCGACAGCATAAATTATGAAATCTCCATATCCAGCATCACTAAATATGTGGTTAAAGAATTTTCCTAAGTCTTTTCAATTAGTCTGTGGGAAAAAATTCAATGATCTTCCTGGGCCTTGGCAATATGGTTCTCGTATAAATTTTGCTGCGACACCTCTATCTAAGCAGGATCAAGGTGACTATGCCAGTGGGGAACAATTACCCATTAAACGAGCAATTTATACAAACACAGGCGATGAAGATACTTGGGATATTCGTGTAAATATGTATGGGCATGGTACCTTTTACGCTTTAATAGGTGAGCCATATTATTTTATGCAAGCTGAAAAATACTTTTTAATAGAGTCTGTTTATTTTGATCCTATTCAATTTTTTCATAGTGAGGTACATACTACCGAAATATCAACAGATATTCCAATTCCAGACGTCTATGTTCCTGTAGTAGTACCACCGGTAGAGCCACCGGAAAAAGATCCTGATAAGCCACCGGCCGATCCGCCGGATGATCCTGGTGATCCTCCAGTAAGTGATCCTACACAATTAAATAATCATGGAACCTTTTTATGGTGGACAATTATGAATAATTTAACTGAATTGGATGTTGATGTTTGGTGGCTTGGAATATCAACACTTAGTGTTCCACCACTAAGAGTTGGAGTAACTGGACTTACTTTTGAGGATTTAGTTCAAGCTTTTGGTAGCCATGGATTACAGATTTGTCAATGGCAAGGTCTTCAATATGTTTTAATGAAGAATTGGCTTGGTGGTGGACTTCTTAATTGGTTTTTTAGAGAAAATCCTCCTGGTAGCGGTGCGTGGTGGGCTGAATGGCTTTTTCTTTATGGTTCTGTCATTTATAATGGTGAAGAAATTATACACAAAATTAGAAGACTCTGATTTGAGGAATCAAGAATGGCCGTAATTATTATTAATGAAGATGGACAGGCTTTTTATAGTCCACCAGAACTCGATGCTTTCACATATTATCGGGACTATATACTCAAACGAACTTTTAAGGAATTCTTTGCATTGAATCCACAAGCTAATCTTGAAGGATGGCTTGATATTTCTGGACCGGCATATTGGCATTTTCTTGAACATTTCGACGCTCATTGGGAAGGTAATACCATTGTTATGGATGATGATGAAGATAGTTTATGGCTGACGCCAAGAAGATATGATGGACTTGAATGGAACGATTTTCCTCGAAATCAGCCAAATACACTTCAAAATATGTTACCTACTTCTATTAGAGTGGTAATTGTAGATAAAAATAATAATGAAAAAATATTAACTAATTGTACAATAGCTGTTGGTGATAAGTTGCCTTTTATGAGGGTGGATTTCGGAGAATCAGAAAATGGTGTTGAAGTAGTTTATGATCCATATAATGTCAGAGTTAGAGAGCCTAATCTTGCTCAAATTGTAACTCTACTACTTGATCATCTTTTAGAAGGAGACCGAGTTAAAAAAATTGAATTTAATTTTAGTATTTTTCCAAGAGCTAATTTTACAGTTCTTAAACAGTTAACATCAAAAGGTTTTTGGGGTTGGTACACTGAAAGTGCTGTTAATTCAAATGGAACTCCAGTTTTAATGCTTTCAAGTGGCTCTGATAAACTTTATCATGCTATTTGGAATGGCGTATCTTGGGATGTTTATTACTTACCTGTTGATTATCTTTGGCAAGTAACTTATGCAGGTATTTCTATTGACAATTTTAATGAAGTTCATTATTTTGATCTTGGACTTATTCAAAATGAGCATACAAGAACATCATGGAATGTAAATGATGGTTGGTATGATCAATTTGTTGTTTATGCAGCTGAAACTTGGGCGTATAGTAAAGCTATTGCTCTTGATAATAATGGATATACCCATCTTTTTACTATTTTCAGAAGATTGTCTGACAATAGTTATTATATAAATGATTATTATCAAGATGCTTCCGGTTGGCATAATGAAGTACTCGTTGAGTTTGGAGTGAGTCCAGCTTATGGTACTTTTCAGCAGTATTCTCGTCTTGTTTTTGATAATTATAATCGATTTCATTTTATGATTTCAACGGAAGAAATTTCATCAGGTTTAAGTGGAATTTTATATATAACGAATGCCAATGTCCCTTTGACTACAGAATTTTTATGGGGCGTGGAGGCCGGCACGTTTACGATGCCCAGGTTAGTAAATTTTTGGATTGACAAAGATAATAATAATCATATGTATTATTTGGTAGCTATTCCAAGTCAAGACACTTTGAAACTTTTCGACAAAGCTTGGAGTAGTTCCAGTTGGACAGAAACTGAAATCGGGTCGGAGTATACAGAAGTTCAATTTGCTGAGAAGCATAATAATCTATTACATATGTTAGAAGCTCTAAGTCTTGATGGCCCTGGTATGGGATATCATCAATATGATCTTGGCACAAAAACATTCTTAAAAACAGGATTAAGAGTATATGGTGATGTCATAATTAGGGATGATTGGCCAGGAGTACGTTGCCAAAGATTTAGTTCTACTTTTTTTATGAAAGATGGAAAACCTACTTTTGCGCAGATGGATTCTGATCAAATTGGTTTTCAAACTGTGGAGATTAATGAATAATGGCTTTTCTTATATTATTCTGATTTGAGGAATCAAAATGGCCGTAATTATTATTGGCGAAGATGGACAGGCTTTTTATAGTCCGCCAGAACTTGATGCTTTCACATATTACCGGGATTATATACTCAAGCGAACTTTTGCAGAATTCTTGCAATTAAATCCTGGTGCTGCTGAGGAAGGATGGGTTGATGTTAGTGGTCAAGCTTGGTGGGAACTTGATGTTGGAGATTCCGAACAGGATCAAGGGAATGTTGTGTGGGATGGGACTCATGTAGTTCAAGTTAAAGCTAATGAAGCCTTTAGTCTTGATGCAAAATTAAGAAGTTGGCCGGATTCACCGCCAGAGTTACCTTGGACTCGTTATCTACGTCCATCAAGAATAAGATTTACTGTTAAAAATGCAGGTGGTGCTCTTATAACCGTGACAGCTTCGGGTCTTACATTCGATAATGATGGTGAATTTATGCAAGCCTTTGAAGTTGGGGCTGTAAATCTTCCAGATGGACTTATTTTTGCTGTTGACCCACAACAACCAATAGTCGGTGATAGTGACCATATTCAATCCATAAGATTTTCCTATTTTACAGGGAGAATGGTACCTGGCGATAGAATTATAAAAATTGAATTTAATTATGATCCTCTTGATCGTGTTGATTATACTAATATCTTTGTTGAAATTGATATACCAGAAGTTACAAGTCGAGTCAATTTTGTAACAACTGGCAGCAAAAGTGATGGCACACCTGTTATTCAATGCTCACAGGATAATGGTTATAACGATTATCATGGTATCTGGAATGGGGAGTCATGGGATTATTATTATTTACCTGTTACTTCTGGTCAATCACAACTCGATATTATTGGTTATGATGATTTTGATAATGTTCATTATATCCAATCTGGAACTCCTGGAAGCTTTAAGCGATGGTCTTGGAACCTAAGTTCTGGTTTCTATGACCAGGATATAGATTTTTCAATCCGTCCAGGAGATCAATGCTGGAATCCAGTTATAGGCCGTATGGAAGCAGTTGATCCAGATGGATACAATCATTTTGTAACTCGTGGTCGAACAACCGAGGGTAGATATTTTATTAGCCATTATTATCAAGATGCTTCTGGTTGGCATCATGAAGAGATTTTTGATTTCGGAGATAATGATATTGAAAATTATCCTTGGTTTCATCAATATTGTTCTCATTTAGATATGGCTATCGACAGTTATGGAAAGGTTCATGTATTTGTAGAAATAGTTATGAGGGAACCCCCACTTTGGGGTCAATCACAAGCTTTAGGGTATATTACAAATTCACGAACAAGTGGATGGACTTCTCAAATATTAGAACCTTGGGGGACAGGTGTTGGGCGACTTGACTGCGCGGATATTTATGTTGATCGTGAAAATGATAATTATTTAACAGGTATAATTGGTAGTTTTCAGTTACCACTTCTTTTTATGGAAAAAGAATTTACCGCTACAGATTGGACTTATACTGAGATTTTACCTGGCACTGACCATGATTATCTTCAATCTGTTAAAATCGGTGACATTTATCATCTTCTTGGGAATCAGCAGCAGCAGGGCTATTATTATATAAAAATGATGGATTATCTAAAATATGATGGCCCAAATCATGAAATTATAGCTGAGAAGAGTATGTATACGCCAGGTGCACTTATAACTCAAAGACAGATGCTCTGGGAACAAGTTTCATATTATGTAAGAGATGGAAAGCCAATACTATGTACGCCTGGGGAATATTGGAATCCTCTCAATTATTTTAATGAACAGGAGATTAATGAATAATGGCAAAATTTTTAGAATATGTTGAAGCAATGAATATTATTGAAGGTGATACCGAAGGCGATGGAACTATCTACCTTCAAATTCAAAGCAGAGGATATGGTATCCAAGGTAATATTGCTATATTTGAATTTTATCCAATGACAGCAGATGCGATTGGAGCAAATTCAAATAAAGGTATAATACCAATTCCACTTGAAGTCTTTGCCACTAATCAAAATCAGGGTTACATTGAATTACCATTTCCTTCTATGGAAGCAGAAGGTGAAATTCGAACAGCCAGAGCACAAATATACTGGCCTGTTATACAAACTGATGGTTTTATGACTTTTGAACCTTGGGCATATCTAATACTTCCAACTTTTGAAGTTATTTGTTTCGGAAATCCAAATAGAATTTATGAACTTTGTTTAAACACAAATGAAGGTTTGTAATGAAAGAATTTTTATCAAAAAAGAATGTTATCATTGTTAAAAAAGGAACCAAAATAATCAATGGTAAAGATACTGGACGACCTTGTCTGATTATTGGTGTTTCTAAAAAGGTTTCAAAAAAACAATTAAAATCTGAAGACCTGATTCCTCAAATCACTCGGGATGGTCAGGTAACTGATGTTATTATCCAAAAGCCTTTTAAAGCTTTGAATCAGTGTTATGATCCTGATCCAGATGATGGTTGTCCATTACATACTGATAAAATTCGACCAATGATTGGTGGAATCAGTATTGGGAGAGCCAGTCAAAATATTACGGGAACTGGTGGACTTCTTGTTGGAGATGCAACAGATGGTGCGCTTGTTTTTTTAACAAATAATCATGTTATTAATTTACAGTTTGATCCTAATTATGCTTTTCCTCTTGGTGGAAGTCTTGATCCAACAGTTATTAAAATGATTCAACCCTCGCTACTTGATGGTGGTTCCGAGACAGCTGAATTCTTAATTGGATGGGGTAAAAGATGTATTCCAATTCAATTTGGTTCTTTAGGCGAGAATCGTGTGGATGCTGGTATTATTGATATAAGTGATCTGTCAGAAACAATGACAGATGTTCTCCATAAACATGCTGGCCCATTTCCGTTTCTTGCTAATAATGAAATTAATCCTGGCGATATTCTTGAGAAAAGTGGAAGATCAACTGGAAATACATCTGGAGTCATTTCAGCTATTGATGTAGCAGCTAATGTTAATTATATTAATGACGACCCAGAGAATGTTGGACAATTTGTTGGTCAAATTTTAATTGAAACTGCTGATCGTTATAGTATGTCAGGTGATTCCGGTTCAGTTTGTACAAGAAAAACTGGCGGAGCGCATAGAGTAGCAGGATTATTATTTGCTGGTAGCGAAGATGGTAAATCAACTCTTGTTAATCCAATGGGGTCAGTTGCTTCTGAATTGCAAATTGAATCTTGGGATGGGAATATTTCAATTGCTCCTGGGGCACTTCCTGTTCTTGCTGTTCATTATCGTTGTTATAATATTACTAATGACTTTATTCTTGGTGATGCTTCACATATATCTCAAACTGCTTTTGCTTCCTGTAACGAATGTTTAACATTCCAATTTAAAAGAAATATATTAGGAAACGTTATCTAATGGCTAAATCACTTACCGGTCCGGCAGAAACAAAGGTTCAGACACCGTTAGGAACTGAACCTTTACTGATTTTGAAAATCGAATGGTCTTCTGGAACAAAGTACTATGCTACCAAAGAATATACCTTTGATGGTAATACTTGTGTTGCAGGTATCCTTGACCATGTATCAATAAATACTGACGGTAAACAAGGGTCTATTGGTGAAATAGGGTCAATTGATATATTACTCGATGATACAGACGGTGATTTGAAAAATCGGGTTAATACTGACGTTATTGAAGGAACACGCGCAACCGCATACCATCATTATGATGATCTTGCAGCAGCTAATGCAATAGTTCAACTTGCAGGCAGAATTGCCGGTCCAATTAACTGGAGTGAAGGAGAAAGAACTTTAGGATTTAGCATTGAGTCTTTAAGTGGGACAGGAACAGGTGAAGTCGGCTTTGCTCCAGAAGAAGATTCAATTAACAATATGCTTGAAGAAGCAGAGAATGTTCCTTGGCCAATTTGTTTTGGTAGTCCTCGGATGGTTCCGCCTGTGTTAGTCCAAGAACGTGAACATGATCAGGATTGGATTGATGATTATCCTGATGAACCAATAAATTATGATCTAATTTATATTGTAAATCTTAAAACATCAAGTGCTGTTCAAAGTGTTTATGCGCGTCGTAATTGCTATGGGGTTCCTGGGTTCTTTAAAGTTCCAACAGAATATTATGATGTGGATACAAGTTACAGTTATGGTGGCAAAACTGTAACTGCAATTACGATGCCAGTTCCATTATCAACTGTCGATGATAGTGGTTGGGATAATGAAATTTATGTTAATTTAACTTCATCAATATCAAAAAACCCAATCACCCAAATCAAATGGATTATTGATAATTACTCCACAAATTTAACAGCTGATTCTACAAGTTTCACATCTGTGGCAAGTAAAATTTCTCCGCTATGGGCGCATTGGACTTTATTTGATCAACCTGATGCTTTGAAACTCGCAGAGGAAATGGCATGGATGGCAAGGTGTGCGTTATTTGTAAAAGATGATATTGTTTATATTACATTTCTTGCTGAAACTCCTGCAACAGTTGCCGATATAAACCGTGATATTGTTGAATTAAAAACAATGGAACTCGGATTTACTGAAACCGAAGATATTTATACCAAGTTAAAAGGAACATATGTTACTGATTATTCTGGTGTAAAAGAATCTCAAAAAGAATTTACTTACACTCTTAATACAGATAAGTTTGGAACAGAAGAAGATGAATTTGATTTTTATATGTATTGTAATAAGGAATGTGTCCAAGTGGCTACAACCTTTTGGGGATACCGATATGCAAACAGTTGGCGTCAGATACAAGTGACAGCTTTTTTGCCTGGAATTGTCTTAGAATCTTATGACTGGATGAATATTGATATTCCACAGTTTAGTATCAATGCTTTACCAGGACTTGTTAGATCAACAAAACATGATACGGGAAATCATCGAATTGATATTGCTGCTGAAATTGCTTCCAGTGCTGGACAAAGTGCAAGTGGTGAACCTACTTTAGATGCTGGATATTATCAAGCAGGAAATAATCATATACCTGGATCAGTTGGAACACCCTCAGTCTCTGCTGATATTATAGATACGTGTGAACCTATAATTGACGGAGATACAATTACAAATATTATTAATGAAGCTGATACTGAATGTCGAAATGCCAGAATCGTTGGTGGTCAATCATCTGGTTGGTTATGCCATGAAATTGTAGGAATGGAACGTGACTACCACGATGATCAAAATAATATTTTATTACTCGATACTCCATCAAAAAATAGTTTATCACCTGATAAAGTAGCCTTTACAACACCCGACAGTATTTTTGGGAGTCAAGTAGGTTGTTGCTATGTAGCGAGTAGTCCACAATGGGTTGACTATGACCTTAATCCGCATACCCATCCTGGTTGGAGTGATGATCAAAGAACCCATGTTGACGATAAAGTTGGAACAGTTAAAGGTGTAAAAGAATTATCAAAAATATCAACAGGTTTCAAGGTTGTTGGAGTTGATGGTGGCGAAATTGCAGTAGTTAATGATTCTGTTGATCCAAAACTTGAATTAATTAAAGCCACCGAACATATTGATCCTTGGAAACCAGTAGAAATAAATGGTCAATATAGTGGTGATGCTAAAGAAGTTAAAAAACCTTCTGAGAATAGTCTTCCTCCAGGTCGAATAATGTTTCCTGTTCAGGAATTAAATGCTGGTGAAGAAGGTTTGGCATATAATGCTTTTGATGCAGGTGGTTGGCCAGACGGAGGGCAACCTTCGGCACTTGGCGTTGAATTAGGAACTATTGCCGGTAGTTTTGAAATGGCAGAAGAAGATGGTGATGGAAATCCACTAACAGGATTCATATATACTGGAAGGAAAGGGGGTAAAAATCAAGTCCGCCCTTTCTAAGGAGACAGATATCTTATTGGGTCTGTCTCCTTGCCACAGAAATATTTCACAATTGGAATGGTAATATTTGGGCTTCAAAAGCATTTCAATGGCCATATGAATGTTGGAATAATGGTGCTTGTTTTGGTGAACCTGACGATTTATTTAAGTATGTCTACATCAAAATAGCAAATGGATGGCCTGTTCAAATACCTGAGGAAAAGATTTCGCAAATCAGGAATCTTCAATTCTCACATAATATAAATTTACACCGATTATGGTGGAGAAAACATGCTTGGACACCACAACCGCGTAGAGAATTTTTTCCTCCATATGGGGGAGATTGTACAAGTTCTGCTAATATTACTCCACATACTCGGATTGATCCAATTGAAAGTGTATATTTACAATTACCAAATACCCAAGAACTTAGAACTTTTATTACAGCCATTTCGATAAATGCTGTATCAAGTAATGATGCCATTGGTCATTATTTTAATATTGCAGATTCATGGATTGATGTTTTACTTCAAAAAAGAGTATGGATATCAAATCCTCTTATTCCAGAAGGGGGATATTGGGGGCCGTGGGAGTATGATACTCAATGGAGAGCTTATGGACAATTGGGTGGTACTGTTGATATTTGGGATGTTTCTCAATTTATGCAAAATCAATATAGTACATGGCCGCCTCAAGATACTGATACCAGAGAATATAGAACGTTTCTTTGTGATCATGAAACAACTAATTCTCCAGGATTAGTGAATTATCATAATATAAACAATGTTAATGATGTTTATAGCACAAATTCAGCAAATGAAGATGAAACAGCATCATATCCATTCAAGGATGTTTGGTCTGGATTTGCATATGAAGAAGATGAACTAAATGAAACCGTAATGGATATGGTTGGCCCACGGCTAAGAAAATTTAGGATTGAACAAAGAAGTAATTATCATCGTTTTTGGTTGGGGTTTGGTGACGGTGATCCTGATGTTAGTGGTGGTCTTGCAGATATTGTTGGAGATAATTGGGATTCGAGAGCATATACATTTGTTTTTGATTTGAAAGCTGATAGAACATTAGAAGAAATTTCCTATGGAACAGGTATTTCTTGGCCAACTTTTGATAATGATGATGTTCTTTATGATAGTACATTAAGGACAAATAAAGGGGTACAATTCAATCCTATTTCACCTTTTGACGTTATGGGAGAAGAAGGAACAACAGAGATTTTCAGAATCATTGATGATGAACGACAATCTTTTAGAAATAGAGGATTTTCTGATCAGTATATAAATTGGGAATCTGTTGAAGCATTGGTTAAGAAACCACCGGTGATAACATAATGACACCTGATTGGGCGACTATATTGGATGCTTTTAAATTCTCACCGGCTATTATTGCTCTATTAATAGTAATTTATCTGCTTTACAAACTTTTAGTCAAAAAGGAGGAGTCGATTCATAAGATTATTAAATTAGATGAAGATTCTGAAAAACGTAATGAGAAAATTATAACTTTACTCGAAGTGCTTGTGAATCGAAGAGGACAATGATTAAAACAATTAAGAAAATAATTGCGTCTATTCAGATGGTTGACGACTATCTTGCATTAAAGAAAACTAATGGGGAAATGATGGATCGTCGATTAGCTCAAATTTTTCATGCGACTATGAACGGAGAACAGGGATGGTTTCTTGATCTGGTCAGGAAAAATCCTGAATGTGCAATAGAGATAATACATGAGTGTGATACAAATGATAAATCTGATTAATTTTATTTGGGATTTTGGAACTCTTTCTCTAATTATTCCAACAATAATTTGCCTATATGGATTTATTCTATTTGCATGGTGGTGGCGTAGAATTGGTTCAGCTACTGAAGTCTATGCTTATATGACATTTTTATATCTAACAGCAACAATACCACTTGGTGTAGGTGTCTGGCAACGATGGTTATATCATAATCAACCTGAATTTCATGATTATTATATTCATTCAAATTGGTATGGTATTAGAACTATTCCATTAATTATTGCTTTAATTTTAATTACTGGAAGAATGACTCAACGAGTAATAAGAACAAGACAATATGAAAAAGGTAAAAAGAAAGATCGTCGCGAAGCTCCCTATACTGTTTGTAATGATTCCTCAAATCAGCCCAATAATAATTAAATAGGAGGTAAAAAATGGTCGAAGCATTAATTAAAGCTATGGTGGTGAAGTTTGAACCATCAAGTAGTCTTGGTGTGGTTGGGTATGTGATGTACTTGGAAATGATGCCGAATTTAGTGACAAGAGGTTCCATAAAGATTTTCCTTGGTATACCGCCTATTGATCCAGCCGATGGTAAAATGTATGTTAATCTTGCAGAACTTGAAAACATTCCAACAACTGACGGGCATTATAATATCGGTATTTCAGCTTTTGATGATTCGAGTAATGAATCAGCTTTCTCGAAGGCAGATAATGTCCCTTTAAGTTTTGATGCTCCTGATGCTCCGGGCGATCTGACGTTCGGGAATATAGCACCGGCTTAAATTCGGATAGCCATAGAAAGGAGGTGAACTAAATGGAAGAAGTAACTTTTGGACAGTATGCTGTTCCTGTGATATTGACTGTTATTTTGGGATTGGTTTATAAAATGGTAACGACAATTCCTGACAAATGGAAATCTTTGATCGCTGTTGGTTGCGGCATTGGTTTGGGTATGATCGCAATACCTTATAATTCATTGCCGTTTACAGTAGTCAATATCGTAGACCATGCAATTTATGGTCTAATGACAGGGGCGTCCGCGGTTGGCTTGTGGGAATTATCGCGGACAGTAATAAAACCGCGCAACGGCGGAACACCGCCACCTAAAATCCCGTAGATAAAGGGATCACGTTAAGGAGGAAAGATGATTAAGCGCTCGATTGTATTGGTTATTGCAATTTTTCTGCTTGTAGGTATAGGTTGCGCCACTTATGAAGACCCTGTTATGCAGCAGAAAGATATTTATCTGCAAGCGCGTAAGCATTTCAATGACTCGCTTATTCAGCTGAACACCATGATCAAGATGCAGCCTGTCGAACAAAAGGATGCACTCAAAGCTGAGTTTGCACCTTATGTTGACGCAATGAGTACAACCCTAAATACTTGGGGTCTTGTGGTCAAACAAGGAAATATTAATGATACCGAAGAAAGGAGGGCCTTTCAAGAAGCGAAAGCACAACTGTTGGCAGAATTAAGTAAATACCTTACTAAATAGGAGGTGAAAACATGTTAACTGGAGCCGAAGCTACGCTGCTTTCTTTAATTATAAGTAAAGCAGTGGACGTTGGAATGGAACTCTACAACAAGAAGGCCAAAACCTTGACTCCTGAGGAGATGGATACAGCAATCGCTGACGAGGAAGGTTTGACCAAAGACCTTGTTGACGAGTTTCACGCTCTGTAAAGAGAAACAATTAATGACTGATTTTCGAAATCTTCCGAACGGGGATAAATATGCACCACAAAGAGGACGACCACCGGAAGAGCCTAATGGATATTGCAGGGATGGAAGAGACCCGTTCCTCTTCCACCCTATTCTTTACGCTTGCATATATCGTGTTCCTTACACTGAACACTTCGATTGCGGTCGGATTATTGGTCATACATTTTGTGATCACTTTGAAAAAGATATTACTGGAGGAGATTGTCACAAATGTCTAATCCCGAATTTACAATCCCGATAAGGGAAAAGGATTATATAGATGCCACAACGAAAAAGAAAAAGCGGTGGAAAGAAATGGATTCAAGGTGCAATCAAAAACCCAGGTTCCTTGACCCGCACGGCAAAAGGGAAAGGGATGTCAATAGCAGCGTTTTGCGCCCAGCCAAAAAGTAAGCTGAGCGCAACAAGTAAACGTCGCTGAAATTTACGAAAAACCCTGGTAGGGTTTAAGAAATAAGACCACCTGAGATTAGATGCTTGTAGACTTTAGCGGTAGCAATACAATCGCTTAAAGCATCATGCGCTCGTTCTGTTTTAATTTTTAATGTGGAGCAAAGATATTGAAGTCCTGTTTTTGAAAATGGGACTTTTTCTGCGTGCATAGCAGCTTTATCATTTAAACAGTTAGCATAGATCATTGTGTCGCGGTAATGATAATAAAACCACTGGTCATATAATTCTCGTCCCAACCATCCCATTATAAAACCTCGATCAAAAGTATAGTTATGGCCAAGTGGGACAATATTTTTTGAACGACCATAAGTTGTTACTGGAAGCCCTAATTTATTAATCCAATCATCAAGCATATCAATAGCTTTGATTCTATCAAATCCGCTTTTCATAAGTTCCGGTAGCTTAATCTTATTCTTACGAAGCGCATCTTTTTCTGCTCTTTCTGGATTATCAGGAATCATATTGATATAAAACGGGACAACATCTGTTCGTGGATTGAGATTGGAGTCCAGTGGTAGGATACAAATTTGGATAATCTCATGCCAAAACATATCGAGTCCTGTGGTTTCAGTATCAACCACACATAACTGGTTTCCATTCCAATGCTGCATTGAGTTACCCATCGGGTAGTTCCCTCCTTGCTTCCTTAAGTTTTTTGGCAATCTTCTTTCGAAGTTCCTCTTTATTTTTCTTGGATTTCTTCTTAAGATGTTCAGTTATTTTAATCACTTTCTTCGGCATTTTCACCCCTCCATCCTTGGAAAGGGTCGCTATAACCAATAATCCCAGTTCTGGATTTAATAGGTCGTATCTTAATATATGCATTTAGTTGAATGGCCATTGCATTATTGGTGCAACGACTACCACCGCCTGATGCCCCAATGGCTAATCTCTTTCCGAGACAAAATTCAACGTGTCTTACAACACCGTTGCTTGTACCATAAAAGACAAGATTTCCCAAATCAGGCTCATTTGCTCTTGCATACCGTGCATATAGACCGGCAGCAGTTGCATCACCCTGGCGTGGGAAAGCACCAACTGACTTGAGGATTTCAATAACAAATCCTGAGCAATCAAAACCGGATGGATCATCACCACCCCATTTATAGTAAGTGCCGATGTAAGACATTGCAACTTCTCTTGCTATTTTGATTCTTTGATCCATAATACCTCCTCTGCATTAATTCGTTGTTTAAGTCCTTTTAATTGCATTTTGTTGTTGGCATCAGTATATGCGCAGGAGTCAATGGAGCAAAAAGAATCCCATGAGTGAACGTTATCCCACGGCTGACGATTATATAAAGGATTAGAATACCCCGATACAGCGCAAAATCCTTCAAGCTGAAAAATCACCTCTAAAAGTTCTTGGTGTTGCGCTCGGGTCATTTCGTGTTCGAAGGTTCCTTTGTAAGAGTCCACGTAAGGTGGATCGATGTAAAAGACGGTATCTCGGGAATCGTAATCCCGTAGACACGCCTCCCACCCCTGATTTTCAATTTGAACTCTTTTGAGTCTTTCATGGATGAAAGGAAACTTATCAAGCTTATTACGAATTTTCCCTGCAATAAGTCCTCTTCCGGAGGTTGATCTTCCGAAATTCCGTCCCAAGGAACCGAAGCTGTAATTAACCATATAGTACCATTTTCCAGCTCGAACCACATCATCTGTTTCCACCACCCATGTGTCTTTGGCATCTTTAAAATCCTCCCTTGAATGAACAGTTAATTCAAGCCACTCAATTAATTTTCTATATTTTTCTGGATGGCGTAGACAACGATAAAAAGCAACTACACCAGCAAAACGATCATTAAAAATATCAAGATCACAAGGTTTTCTTGCGAGAAGAACAGCACCACTTCCACCGAAAGGCTCACAGTAAATTTTGCGATAGGGAAGATAATTAAGAATATTAGCCACGCTACGAGACTTCCCTCCCGGCCAGGGGAAAGGAGATCGAATAATGATATCGTCTTTTGATCTTTCACTCGGGGATTGCCGGTCCAACTCGTCGAAGATCTTTAATAAATCTGTCATATTTCTCCTCAGTAATTTCGACCCTTGCTCTAAGGTCAGAATGTAAAGTTTGTATTGACTTAAACTGACCCCGAATAACAGCCTGTTGTGTCCGAAGTTCAATTAGTTGATTTTGCAAATCATTGTTTCTAACATTATAATTTGCCCCAATATGCATACCATATAGAAGCCCTGTGGCAAATACAAAAATACAAAGGATCATAATTTGAATAATACGTCCGATAAATATTTTTGAACGTATGCTAAATTGTGGTGTGACCGATCTATCCGGTCGATTGTTCTTAAATTTAGCAAGCATCGTTGATTTCTCCAATCAGTAAGGATATTACTGCGAGTTTTCCAAGGGAGAGTTGAGTCCCGAAGCCAATTCTTTATTACATTTTTTATGATACCTCTATCACAAGCATGGGCATAGTCAACCGCTATCATTACAGTCCTTTCCATGGTTGACACCTACTGCCCAAACTCCAGCTTTTTCTTTAATTTCTAAATGTTGAATATTTTCGACATTTACGCCAATAAATGTCCCATTGTTAAGACACACGTATTGCGCGAACTCATGTTCAAACCCATACATGAGTTGTTGTCTTTCGTGATCTTTTAAGTTATCAAGAGTTTCCTTAATCGTTTTCATTTTCATGCTCCAAATAGCCATCTTGCATAATTAACTTTGACCGAGATTCAATCTCATCTTCCTTCCAACGAATATTTGCAATATGAAACTGGCCTGTTCCACGCTGTCTGGCTCTTGGATATTGTGTTGATAATTCCCGTCCTACCCGAATCTTGCTCCAATTACGTTTATCTTCGGGGTCTAACCAATCCATAAAACGAGCATAAAATTCGCTAAATTTAATCATATTGCCTGAGCATGGAACTAATTCATCTGAAAGAAATCTTTCAAGCGGGGTCTCATTTAATTTTTGCAACATTTGTTTATCTGCAGTTTCGACGACAGGAACATTTAACCTGTCATTCGATGGCGGTAACTCCAGATTAATTATAGCTCCAAGAAAGTCACTTGCTTCCTTTTCTAAAAGAGGCATTAATCTCTTTTTTGGAATCAATTCCATAGGGTCGATTGGCTCAACATATGACATGGTTATCCGCGTGTCGCCTGGAAAAATAGGACAAGCCTGATGATTATTGGAACATTGAATCCAGTGTGTTGTGTTCGGAATATGATACGGAGTTTTACCTTTACAATGAATTAATAAGTCTCGGCTGGTAACCCAATCTTTGATCCTATTATATGCGGTATTGTTTTTCCGTAAATCAGTTTCCTCAACAACACAAATGATTGCACCTTCAAGTTCCGCATTAAATCCTGCTTGGCTAATTAATGCAGCGTCTGCGCGTTGGTATCCTTTAGTCAACAATGTTGATAATGCTTCATGTAATATGGATTTACCTGTACCTTGTTGTTGGCTATACAAAAATAAATAAGGTAGAGGTTCTCCAGGTTCTTTAAATAAAGATGCAACCCAACACATTAAATACTCACCGCCAGTAAGAACACCATTGGCTCGACACCAACTATTTCTCTTAACTGCATCATTCAATCCTGAGCCACAGTGATCAAGAACCTTTTTCCAATGAGGAAAACTCAGATTTTCCAAATCAGTACTTGGAAGGTATCTGAATTTCGCAGCATTGCGGTTCCATTGACGATCACCTGGGTACTCTGATTGAAACGGCTTATTTACAATCATCCAACATTTAAATATGGATGCACCTAAAACTCCTGTAATCTCTTTATTCGGGAGTCCAAGCGCAGCTAATGCAACACGTATATGTGACATAGGTTCTACACGCCAACGGTTGTCTGTTCTAATCATCCAGCCATAATCTTCATCTTGACTGGTTACAATATGTCTTACCAAATCATCATAATTAGCGTGTTCTGTTTCAGTTGGCGAAGCTGTATTTACATTATACACCTTAGTCCATATTTTACCTTTTTTCGGAAGCCAACCATACATTTCTTCGCCACGATCTGTGGCTTTATATTCTACTTCGGCAACAAGCCTACCGTCCTTATGCTGTTTCAATATTGTTTCACGACCCATTAGAGGTGTGCCTACATTTAGCTGTACACCCATGAGAGCGGAAGCTTTCATAGCCATTTCAGCTTCACGAAACACAAATCCACCAGATGGGTCTTCAATGCCACCATACGCTCGGCAAGCAATCTCTAAGGTTGGCTCTTTGTTTAAATAGCATCTTGTCCAACCTGATCCGTCTTGATCCCAAGAATCATCTTCTCGTACACCCAGACTAAAGCGTCTAACAACCCATGCACCTCCACGCATGGGGAAGCAAAAACAATTTTGTTCATTGAGGTCTGTTCCAGGTGAATTTGTTTTAAAAAAACCTTTAAGAGATAATTCTTTGTGAGCTTTATCTAACCATGCAGTATGAGCAACTAAGGCATGGTTGTCTTGATCCCACCACCAATAAGCATTAGCTTCTTGAAGAAAATTAATTAATTGTTTATGATCTTCGTTAAGTGGTATCCGAGGATATTGTCCTGCTAATTCTTCAAAGGTATCGGCAACTCCAGCTTTCTCAATGTCTTGTGGTAAATTCTTTCGCCGACGTCCTGTGATAACTTTAACATGATCTTTCCAATGCTTTGGAACTTCTTTAAGAATTGTACCTTGTTTAATAAGTCTTAATCCATCAGTTCCTTCCATCTTGCGATGCCAGACCCACATATTGCCACCGCATATATCGACTCGATTTTCAAAATCAAAGCCTGTAAGAGCCGACATCATTCCAAGAATAGAACGACCAAGAGCCGCGTGCTCATGATGGTTATCAGTAGGTACACTATCGAGCAAAACATATAGATGAAGACCTTTCCCACTGGTACTTTTCCTAACTGAAACCCAAGGAATTTCTTTAGCAGTCGTCTCAACATCACCCAATTCCTCTTCTGTTAATTTATGAGTATGTTTATCCGAATGCCCGATAAGAGCATCAAAGTCAAAAGCAACCCATTTACTAACACGATCATACCAATCCCAACCAGTCATGCCAATAGCTTCAACATGATTTTCCAAATCCCACTTCAATTCTGTATCGTGATAGTATGGGTCTTTGTAGGCTTGAAAAGGAATACGAAAAGACTTCCAGGTGGAAAGCCCATCCGTCCATCCGTGCCATCGACGACCCTTATATTCGCCTTCAACACGCTCTCCACCATCCTGCGCTACGTTGCATTGACACTCCATATTCAAACCATACAGATTTGCCAAATCATCGTGCGTCTTTATTTTGAGGAATTTTCCAATAGCTTCTGACTTAGTTACCATAACCTTGTTCCATTGATTTTGAAAATCAGTCAAGAATTATTGATTTGATTTTAATTACTACAGTTACCGAAATCAAATCAGAATAAAATAGATTGTATGTACCTATAATTATATACGTTTTTTACTGTTTTTTGTAAAGTGAAAAATATATGTAATAAATTCAATATGTTACTGATTATATTCTAACTGTTTATAAGTTACTGGTATAATTAAATAAAAATTTATACCTTATTATATAGAGCGATTAAAAAACGGCCAGCAAAACACTTGTAAGTATCTGATATTATTACAAATAATTTTTTACTTTACAAAAATGTTAAAAAAACGTATATAATTATAGGTATGTTGTATCTAATAGATGGTTTTTAAAAATCAAATCACACACGGGAGTCATGATTTGATTTTTGTAACTACTCACTATGATTCCCAAAATCAACAGAAGGAGGTAGTCAGCATGGGAGAATTAAAAGCAGTCCAGATTTCCGAAATCAGGGAAAACCCAGTAGCACTTCGTACCGTTAATCGGGAAAGCGAAGACTATCTGGGTTTGGTTGCGTCAATGCAACAGAGGGGTTTTATGGGTGCAATTACGGTACGCCCGCAGAAAGACCCGGAGAGCGAGGAAGAGTATTACGAATTGATTGATGGTCTTCATCGCTTCGCAGCCGCAAAGGATGCAGGGATTTCGGAAATCAATGTTGACGTTGTGGATTTAAATGACGATCTGGTTCTCGAAGCGCAGATCATGGCAAACATCCACAAAGTCGAAACTCGTCCGGCAGAATACACACAACAACTGAAACGTATTCTTGCCCGTAATCCCCTTATGACCGAAGCCGAACTTGCTTCAAAACTTGGCAAATCCCCTCAGTGGATTCAACAGCGTTTATCCCTCACCAAGATCGACAATGAAGAAATCGTCACCCTCATCAATGAAGGCAAAATTGGTTTGGCCAACGCCTATGCCCTGGCCAAGCTTCCGGTTGACGAACAGGCCGCATTTGTTGATCGCGCCATAACCCAACCGCCGGATGAGTTTGTGCCTGCGGTCAATTCGCGCGTGAAGGAAATTCGTGAAGCTAATCGCAAAGGTCAGGATGCAACAAAAGCCGAGTTCCAGCCCGTTGCCCATATGCGTAAGATGAAAGACGTCAAGCTGGAATTGGATAATCCGGAAATCGGACCGGCACTCATCAAAGAGACCGGCACCAAGAAACCTGTGGATGCTTTTGAATTGGCAATCCAATGGATTCTTCATCTTGATCCCAACAGTGTTGAGGTTCAAAAGGCCGAGTATGAAGAGCGTATGAAGAAAAAGGAAGAAGCCAAAAAGGCCGCTACTCTCAAACGCGCCAAAGCTGCCAAAGAAAAGGCTGATGCCAAAGCTGATTACGCTGCCAAGAAAGCGGCTAATGCTGAAGCCGAAGCTGAAGGCAAAGAGCTTCCTTTTCCTGATCTGGACAAAAAACCTGATGAGAAGAAAAAAGGAGCTGATTCGGAAAATCAGACAGAAGACGCTGCAACTGAGGGCGAGGGAGAAGCAACCGAGGACGACGCTGAAAAATAGTCCTCCAATCATTAACCGATTCATTAACATAGAAGAAAGGACATTATCATTATGGCGGAAAAAGACCTTGTTACATTACCAAAGGGTGGCGTTCCCGATACAGCTCGGGACGACGTCTTTAAAAAGACAACCCAATCCGGCGACTACTTGCCACGCTTACAACTCATGACTTCTAATTCTGAAATGGTTAAAGATGATAAGTTCCCGATGAATCATTATGCTTTAGTTCGGGATCAAAACTATGCTGATTTGGGAAAAGAAGTCGATATATTGTTGATTGAGTGGCGACCGAAGGCCATCGAAATTGACGAACAAATCCTTGCTGTCTATGATCCGGACGATGATAATTTTATTCGGATTCAAGCTGAATCAGCAAAGAAAGACACCGGCTGTATGTATGGGCCGGAGTTTCTTGTTTGGATACCAAAGGCCGAAGAATTTGCAACCTTTTTTATGGGTTCCAAATCCTCACGTCGTGAGGCTACTTCTGTTCGGGCGTTGTTGAAGAAGGCCGGTACGTTGAAGTCCAAAAAGATTTCAACAACCCAGTACACGTGGTATTCTCCTGTTATTGAAAAGTGTGCATCCGTATTTGATGTTCCAGGTAAGGATGTAATTCTGGAACAATGGGAGAAATTTACCCATCCTCCGAAGTCAGAAGTTGAGAAAGCTCCTGATGAAGAGGATAAGGATAAACGCGCCCGATAACTGTTGAGTGAAGTGGGGGTGAAAACCCCCACTTTATCTTAAGGAAACCAGATGGCAGAATATAAAATAAGACCACTCGCAATTACGCAGGTTGAGTGGCATACATATATAAAATTTGTAGAGGAAGTTCTTGGGTTCAATCCAGCAAGAGCCTTAGGGTCTACTGTTATAAAATTAGAAACACCTGCAGCTTACTTAGCTACACTTGATTTTGAAAATCGGCCATTGGATCAATTGAGGGATGGAGTTTTCCTCAATAATACTTTTGACCATATGCAAGTATCATTTATAGCTGAGTTGGATCACGATGCATTATTAGAATTACTCCAGACCCTCCCGACCTTAGATTATATTGTAAAAAAGGCTAAGAAAACCTACCTCGTAATTATCTCTGCAAAAATGTCCATCTGGTACACGGCAATCATAAATGCGTTACAACTACACCGACCTATTGAAATTCGTCAGATTTTTCAAATCATTCTTATATGGTTTGATAATTTAGGTTTTAAAGACGTGTGGGAAACGCATAGTCGTGTTATACAAGATGATGGTACATTTATATTGCAGAGGTGAATTATGTCTAAGAACTTAATTAAAGTTCCAAAAAATCCAATAGCAGATAATCGAAAATTTAAAATGGCAACTGAGGGTAAGCTAAAGCTATACCCGCACTATGTGCGCAGGCGCAGGGTTGGTCTCTTTGATCCTGATTCAGAAGCAGCTTACTCTATCGAAGCGGCTTTTGAAGAAATGGCAATGGAACATATTCATGATTTACAAGACGATTATTGGGATAGGGATTACTAATGAAAAATAAATATTTTCATAACATAATGTTTGCTGACACAACGATTGCTCAGTTATCTAATGATGGGTTAATTTACCTTTTTGAGTCAATAGATATTGTCGAGCATCTAAGTAAAAATTATCCTTTTGATCAAATGGGATGGTATTTTAATGCTACGAAAGATCGTTACTGTGCCGAGTGGTCAGGAAAGAAACAGATTCTTGTTAACCCATCAATTGTTGCATTTAGATATGGGATGCCAGTTTTATCAGAGAAGGAGGATTGATTTGTGAAATCGGAAACGATTAAATGGAATACTGGTAAGTATCTTGTACCTGTACAAATGACTTATGTAGATGGTCGCATTGAGTTTAAGTTCAAGTACAATAAGAAAATTATGACAGAAATTAAGACCATGGAAGGGCATAGATGGCATGGATTCGATGAGGAAAATCCAAGAAAAATTTGGAGTATTAAAGACTCTCCCAGAAATGCTTTTGCACTTGCTTATGTTAGGGGGGAAGACCCTTATGCTCCTTATGACGTTGAAATTAAACAATTTACGTCTAATCGTCCGCTCTATGATCACCAAATTCTGATGGTGCGTCACGGTATCTCTGTTAACCATGGAATATGGGCAGCTGAGATGGGAACCGGCAAATCACTATCAGCAATTGAGGTTATGGAATATGCTTACGGACAAGGATTTGTTAGAGATAATCGTGAAGCTTGGTACGTTGGACCACGATCCGGTGTTAAAGCTGTTGGAAGAGAGTTACTTAAATGGGATTCAAGAATCAGACCTCGAATGTTCACGTACGAGGGAGTGGTTAAAGAGGTACGTACCTGGGTTAATGAACGCCCGACGCCTAAAGTGGTTATATTCGATGAATCTTCAAAAATTAAAACTCCAACCGCACAACGATCCCAAGCAGCTATGCACCTTGCTGACGCAATTAGAAAAGAGTATGGTCGCTCAGGGTATATCATTGAGATGTCAGGAACTCCAGCTCCTAAGGAGCCTACTGACTGGTGGCATCAATGTGAAATCGCTTGCCCAGGATTCATCCGTGAGGGGGATATTGGAAAATTTAAAAAGAGATTGTGTCTTGTTGAGCAAAGGGAATCAACAATAACTGGTGGAATGTATCCGCATATTGTAACATGGTGGGATGATGAAAATAAATGTGCCGTGTGTGGGCAGGTTAAAGATCACGGTAATCACGATGCTGCTTTTTCTGTATTTGGTGACGCTGATACTGCTGACGTTCATCCATTTAAAAATTCAATTAATGAAGTATCTTATCTCCATGAACGGATGAAAGGTCTGGTAGTTGTTCTATTAAAAAAAGATTGTATGGATTTACCAGAGAAGCAGTACGAAGAACTTCATGTTAAGCCAAAGCCAGAAACACTTCGTGCAGCCAGGCTGATTCGCAAAATCACAGCTCGTGGTGCACAAGTGTCACTTTTATTAAGGGAATTAAGCGATGGATTTCAATATAAAGAAAGACAAGTGGGGACAGAGCAATGCCCTAACTGTTACGGTAAAGGTGAAACGAAAGCACCCCTTATGGGAGATGTGCCTGAGGGCGAGGTATGGGATCAACCCTCTGCGGATATCACTAACTCTTCAAAAGTCGGAGATCATACCATTCCTTGTCCTATGTGTGGCGGTAAAAAAGAAGTTCCTGTCATGGAGCGTTATACAGAAGAAGTAGGATCGCCAAAAGATCAAGCATTTATTGATGAATTAGACTCACATGATGATGTAGGCAGGTATATTGTGTGGGGTGGATTTCAAGCTACAGTTGATCGCCTTGAACGTATTGCCCATCAACAGGGTTGGTCAACTTTAAAAATTGATGGACGCGGTTATATTGCAACAACAGAGAAAGGTGAGCCAGTTGATGCTGATAGGTTTCTGGATTGTATGGATCGTTCTCATAAAGATTTCAAAGACCTTCGACGAAAATATTCTAAAGTCTGTATTGTAGGAAATCCCGATGCAGGTGGCATGGCTCTAACATTTACTGGTTCTCCAACAATGTTATATTATAGCAATAGCTTTAAAGGAGAAGCAAGGATGCAATCGGAAGATCGTGGCCATCGTCCGGGTATTGATGAAAATAGAGGATTAACAATCAAAGACTTAATCCACATGCCTATTGACATTGTTGTTAAAAAGAATGTTATGAAGAAAAAGGATATGCAATCAATGACTTTAGGTGATTTGAAACATCAGCTTGAGAAAGCCGAAGCTGAGCTTATGGAACGAGACCTTATAGAATTGGGGGATTAATTATGCCTAAAGAATTTGATGATTGTGTAAAGCGTGGTGGTAAAATTCATACTGAGACACTTGCAGATAATAAATACCAACACGTATGTGTTATTGGCGGAAAGTTTTTTTACGGTGAAGTCAAAACTAAGAAGAAAGAGGAGAAAAGGGAGGTATAGGATGAATGGGAACCAACTTGCAGTTACTTATATACCACTTGAAGAGATTGATGATAGTTCAAAGTTCAATTGCCGTGGTAAAATTGCTCCTATTGATGTTGTCGACCTTTCAAAAGATATTGCTGAGCGCGGGCTTATCCAACCAGTCAGCGTTATGTGTCTGGATAACGCTCAGCGAATGGAGGTTGGTAAATCATACAGGCTCTTGGCTGGGTTTAGACGGTTCATGGCCCACAAAGTCAACGACGCCAAAGAAATAGCCTGCTTGATTTCCGAAATCGACAATGAAATTGATGCATTAACTTTTAACTTAGCCGAGAATATTCAACGTAAGGACTTGAATGTTCTTCAAGAAGCATTAGCTATTAAACGTCTACGTGACCTGGGTGTACCCGAGACCGAAGCAAGCCTTAAAACTGGTATGTCGAGGGGTTGGATTCAGGTTCGTTTCATGCTCCTTGGGTTGCCGGAGGAAGTTCAACAGGAGGCAGCTGTTGGTATTATTAGCCAGGATAATATCCGAAAGCTTTATACTCTGTATCACAAGACAGGGGATAAAGAACAGTTATTTGAGCAAGTTCGGCGACTCAAGGATGCTAAGGCAAGAGGTGTTTCAATTAAAGTTGAAACAGATAAAGCTAAGGCACGTCAACAAAAGGTTCTCAGGAAAAAAGGTGAGATCGGTAATATGATGGGTCATATGAAAGAGACTATTGGTAATGGCTTACATACCCGATGTATGGCATGGTGTGCCGGTGAGATTAGCGATGAGGATTTATATTACAGCATTAAAATATATGCAACAGAAAATGATAAGCTCTATACAATTCCGAGCTGATTGGAGAAATCATGTCATTAATTCATTATTTATTTAAATGTCCAACATTCTGGTCAATAAAACCATTCTTCACTTGTCCAGAGTGTGGTAAAGGTTTTCGTTGCTATTGGGATGGTCATGATTGTAGTTGTGGAATGATTCATCTTTGTAATAAATGTAATATTAAACATTCTAAACATACAAAATGATATTCTATGACACAGAAACTTGTGGTCTGCATGGGCCGATAGTCCTTATGCAGTATGCAGAAGATGATACCGAGGTTAATCTGCATTCTGTATGGACTCGTCCAATCCATGAGACAATGGAACTCATTGAATGGATGATGATGCATGATGGTGGTGTCTGTGGTTTTAACTTATCGTTTGACCATTTTCATATATGTCAACTTTATACAACTTTTAACTTGTTGCCAGATAAAACAAGATTGCCACAAGAATGTATTGAGGAATATGCATTAGCTGAACCAAAAGCTCGTTTAGGATTTTGTCTAAAGCCCGTAAAAGCGATGGATATTATGCTTCATGCTCGAAAAGGCCCGTATCAATCTACAATGAATCGAGATGATATCAAAGTGAAGCGTGTACCAACAGAGCTTGCTTGGGAATTAGCGCGTGAACTAAACAATCGTATAAAATTGAATGACATTTATTTTCAACGACGTCAAGATAAAACAGTCCGATGGCAGGTTTTTGATATAAATGATGATTTGGGAAATCTAATTCCTGAATTCAAAGATATTGTTTTGAAGTTTGCGCCAAGTAGTGCTTTAAAAGCATTAGCAGTTGATGCAGGTGTGGCAAAAGATAAACGGTTATTTTGGAAAGATATTGAGTTAGGAAGAAACTGGCGTCCAATCGAAAATGGATATGCGCCATTTGCACTTTCAGTGGGCAAACCTGGAGAATGGAATTGGGCTTGGCCAGAGGTAATTCATCGGTATATTAGTCATTGGACTTATAACCGATTGGCAAGGGAATACGCTCTTGATGATGTTGAAGATACCAGAGGACTCTATCACTATTTTGATGACCCAGAGCCTGGGGATGACGATAGTGAATTAGCCTGTATGGTTGGAGCAGTAAGGTGGAAAGGGTATGAGATTGATTCGGCAAAGCTTAGAGCTTTAAGGCAACGAGCTGTTATAACTGAGATGGCAGTTAGAACTAAATTCAATTATAATAGTACTGCTGTTTGTCGAAAGTATCTTGAAGCTGTTCTTTCACCTGTTGAACGTACAGTTATGGAGATTGATGGTAAGATTACAACAAAGGGCGTAATATTAGAAGATATAGGAACATGGAAAGAATCCGAAACCTGTGAGAAGTGTATGGGGATGGGTTGTCACGACTGTGACGATGGACTCGTCGAAGTCGATGTACCGCATCCTGCTGCTTTAAGAGCACGTGAGATTCTTGACGCAAGACACGCAAAAAAGGAGATCGAGACTTATGATAAACTTCTTCTTGCAGGCAGGTTTCATACTGATTTTGTTGTCATTGGAACGCGTTCGTCAAGGATGGCCGGCGCAGGTGGTCTCAACCCCCAAGGAATTAAGAAGGCAAAAGAAGTTCGAGCATGTTTTAATCTCAGTGGGAGCGGCACCACCCTTAGCGGTGGTGATTTTGCTGGTTTTGAAGTTTGTTTGGCTGACGCTGCATACTCTGACCCTGTCCTTAGGGCTGATTTAATGTCAGGTAAAAAAATTCATGCTTTATTCGGACAGTTCTTATTCCCACCTAAAACTCATGACGAGATTCTTGCAACAAATGGGGCATTTAACTTTTATGAAGACTTATACGGCAGGAGTAAAAATGGAGTTTTCGCGCTTCTTTACGGAGGGGAAGCATATACTCTATCTAATAGGGTCGGAATCCCTGAGCACGTCGCTGAAAAAGCTTACCAAGAATGGTGTAAACGCTATCAAGTTTGGGGAACTGAACGAAAGAAAATATTTGATATGTTCTGCTCAATGCGTCAGCCAGGAGGAATTGGTACAAAAGTTGAGTGGTCCGACCCCGTTGATTATATTGAAAGTATGCTTGGATTCAGACGATATTTTACATTGGAAAATCAAATTGTCAAAGCTTTATTCAACCTCGCCGAAGACCCACCTAAACGGTGGACGGCTATTAAAATTAAAACCGTTCGACGAGACAGAGTTCAAACAGTTAGTGGAGCTCTTCGTTCTGCGCTTTTTGCAGCAGCCTTCGCGCAACAGGCAGCAAATATGCGTGCAGCAGCTAATCACGTTATTCAATCAACAGGCGCACAGATTACGAAAAAAACTCAGAGGGATATTTGGGATGTTCAACCGAGTGGAGTAAATCATTGGCGTGTGCAACCAATGAACATACATGACGAAATCATGTGCCCAACTCATCCAGATTTTGTAAATCAGGTTGCTGAAACTGTTGCTAATACAGTTAAACAATACAAGCCGAAGATTCCATTAATCAAGATGGAATGGTCAAAACACTTAGACTCATGGGCAGACAAATAGGAGGTCGCATGGACAAGCTGAATAGGATTAGGGCCGATATCCACAACGAAGTTAATAAATTGCGGAATATCAAGTATATGATAGATCAAGAAAGCTTTGGAAATTTGTGGATAATGTCCGATCCAGAGCAACGTGCAACAGTTTTAACTGCTCTTGAGAAAAGAGATAAGATCAGACTTATAAATTGGATACGTCGACACCCATCTATTGAACTTGGGGAGATGGGTGTTGCTCAACTTAAGGATATTGCACAAGAATTAAAGATTAAAAATTGGTCGAGAATGATCAAGACGGAATTATTAATAAATATTAATAAGCAAAAAGATCGTCTTGAAAATGATAAAGAAATTGAACTTAGCACTAAAGAAATGATCTTAGAAATCAATGACTTTAATATACAGATGGAACCATTGTTAATTGAAGCAGGGGTTGCGGATGAGTATTTATTATTACCTAATGGTGTAGAACATATTGACTCCAAATACCTAACTGATGGATATGAATGGATTTCGCAAATCTATAATAGCGTTTGGCGAAATGCTCACAATATCAAACGTCTGTTATCCGATGAAATGTGGGAAAGATATAAACAATGGGAAGACTTTGAGGATGCACGTGAAGTTGTCCTGTTGAAAGAAGCTTTAACAAATCTCAAGAAGCAAGTTGTTAATACTTCGCGGCCTGTATTATTTAAAAAATCCAGAATAAAATTAATTACACAACGGGCAAAGAACAGGAGAAAAAGACATGGATAAGTTTGATGAGATCAAAAAGCATTTTGATAGAAATGACAAGGTTATTGCTAAAATGGATAAGCTTGTTCGTAATATGGAAAAGAGAATGAAGAAGCGAGAGGTTGAGCATTCTCAATTAGCCCACGCATTTCAACAAGCAAATGGTATTATAAAACATTTAGTTTTACAAAATTATTTGCTACAAAAAAGAACAGGAGGTGTATTTAAAAATGACGAACTCGAAGAAGGTCAAAAAGAACTCCAGTCTCAATATGACAAACGTAAGAAAATTGTTAAGCCAGGCATCCTTCAACCCAAGGTCTCCAGGAATCCTTAATGTGGTGTCCCACTCTGGCAATCCATCTTACTTTGAAACAAGGTCACTGGAGTATGTTGAGGAAGCAAAACTTGATCGTCTAATGTTTAAAGAACGTAGTGGATATGATTATAGTTCTTATAGGCAAAAGATGATTCGAGCAATTCAAATGTTAACCATTGCAGTTCTCAAGGTAGAAGATGGAGAAGTTTAAAGCCAGAGGTGGGAAGAAGAAACCGGAAACTCTACTGCAAGAGCAAATAATAAAGCAATTGCGATATAAAGGATGGTTTGTTAAGTCAACCCATGGTAATATGTATCAATCAGGATTTCCGGATTTATATTGTACTCATCGTGTCTACGGGCATAGGTGGGTAGAAGTGAAGATGCCTACACGCAGGGGTGATGTATTCACCCCTGCGCAACACGAAATATTCCCGCTACTTTGTGCTAATGGCGCGGGTGTTTGGGTCTTGGTTGCTGAAACTGAGAGCGAGTATGAAAAGCTATTTAAAAGATTCAATTGGTATTTATATCTGGAGGCATTTAAGTCATGAAACCATATGTAATAGTTAGACATAAAAATACTGGTCGTACATTTTCATTGACTCGAGACTATATGTTACTTAATCCTGATTTAGGAAATCTTGACCCACCTGAATGGTTTGTTCAAGAGTGGGATGGATGGCGATCAGGACAACTCCCTGCATGGGCAAGAGATATGTTATCAGAAGAATTTCATGCTTATTGGTTATATTAGGAGGAAGGATGGCAAAACGAATCGGAATATTTGTTGATGTTTCAAATCTTTACTTCTGTCTATCTTCAAAATTTGGGAGGAAACTTGACTATAAAAAATACTACGAGTATATACAAGACCTCGGAGATGTGCAAATTGCAATCGCTTATGGTGCGCAAGTTAAGGGACAAGCTAATAAGTTCCTGCATTACTTGCAGCAAGTCGGTTATGAGACTAAGTACCGAAGTCCAAAAGCTTTCATTGATAATGGAACAGTTCGGAAAAAAGCTGACTGCGATCTCCAAATAGCGATCGATATTGTAAATTATATTAAAGATATTGATATGCTAATTTTAGGTTCCGCAGATGGTGATTTTAAACCTTTGATTCAAATGGCTAAGGATAAAGGGGTTATGACTATTATATTAGCCTGTCAAATAAGTAAGGATTTAAAGCGAATCGCCGATGAATTTATCGAAATCCCAGAATCCTTGCTCGAAGACTAAAGCCCGAGTTAAAGGACAATGCAAACCTTGCAATACATTACTTATATGCAGCAAGGATTGTATCTACCATAAACATTACGGGGAATTTTGGTGCGTCAGTATATGCCCATACATAGGAAAAGAAAATGAGGTTATTGAAACAGCCAAATGATGAACCGAATTGCTTAGTATATGCAGCAGCAATGCTACTTGATGTTTCAGCCGAGAATATATTAAAACATATTGGTCATGATGGTCAAGAGGAATGGTGGCCAGAAGCCGAAGACAATGCCAAGAAGCGAGGGGTTCATATCCAAGAGATTATTGACTATGCTTTAGAGATGGGTATATGCATCTGTCCGATAGAGCTATATCCACGAAGCGCGCCACTTGGATTTGAGAAATCAGCAAAAATGATATGGTCTGAGGATAAATGTTCAACAAGATTTAATACATGGTTGCAGTTCCATTCAGCTATATTAATATTGCCAACACACGCGGTTACATGGGATGCTGAAACTCATAAAGTATTTGATCCAAACGGATTGATTCGAGAAATCGACGATTTGCAAGTGATAGAAGCATGGGTCTTACTCAAATCAAATCTGTCTGGTAAAGTCAATTTAGAATTTTAAAAATAGTTGTTACAAAAGTATAGGCTATTCTGATATATTAATAGATATGGCAAATCTTAGTTAGCGAAATCAAAATCAGAAAGGAGGTGATTAACTTGAAACATGATTTTACAAATCGGATTTCAACAGAGGAAGAAATTAAGATAGCTGAAACCTTATGGGAAAATCGACAAATGACGCGCAAGTATGGTGAGATGGAAGGGCGTGAGGGAATTGCTTGCGAAGCGGTGGAAACTTATCTTAGATTTCTGAAATCAGTCAGAAGCCATACGATTATTAAATTCGTAAACGTGTGTGTTGATGATAAGATTCATGGTGCAGATATTTATTATGTATGTTTAGTAGTTCCAACTATCGTAGTTATTATTGTGCATGAAATAACTGATCGTAACTGGTATGTTAGTAATCCTGACGGGGATGCTGTTCATGATTATCTTATGGAAAACTTTTAGCCTCGTGCGCGCGTTCCTTTATTTTAATACGTGCGCGCGCGCGAGAGCGTAGGAGATGCCTATGAAGAGTGATTTGGAAAATCTGGCCGAGAAATTTAAAACCCTCGTCTATAAGATTACTGGAAAATATGTTGCAGGTTTTCCAGATAAGACGGACGATATAATAGGAGCAGCAATGCTCGGATTGTGCGAGGGAATCACACAGGCCATTAAGCAAAAGAAAGAAGAGGCTAATGTTCCAGGATACATTTACATCAACGTGCACAAGGAGATTATTAACTTTCTAATTGCCGATAAGACTATCAAAATTCCACGGTCATATATTAGAAAGATGAAGATGGAAGCTCTTGAAGCTGGACAATTAGATGATTTCTCGGTTCAAGATTTATTTCCCAAGTTGTTTAGCTTAGCAAAACACAATTATGATGATTGGAAAATTGCTTCTAATGATGCTCTTTGGTTCGAAGTGTTTGATGTAATGGACTGGCTTGAGTTGGATGAACTCGAACGTAAGGTAGTCTGGGGTAAAATTATGGGCTATACTTATCGTGAATTGGCAGAGCAGCTTAATTGCTCTGCTATGTGGCCGAATCTGGTCATGAAAGGAATCCGAGAAAAATGGCAGAAAAAAGAAAAGCAAGAGAGATATTAGGTCCTGATGGAGCACGTGGCCCATATTGGTACAAGACTCTAAAAGATGGGACAGTAAGGTCTTTGGAGAATCCGCCAAAGGGCGCACATATTATTGAATACACCGAGGAAGTTGAATTCCAATTTTACTGGCATTACTTTACGGTTATGGTTCCTTCTGAAGATGAGGATCACCCTGTATCATTCTATCTTGGAGAACAATGTGACTTTGAATCTCACCATGGATATGATCGTGGGCCTGGACGTGATCGGGTTATAAGGAGGATGCTAAATGGCTAAACGAGAGTTCTTACAACTCGCCCATGATTATGCACGCAAGCATATGGTCGCAGGATACTGGTGGTCAGAGAAGATAGATGGTCACCGAGGATTTTGGGATGGTGGTATTTCGAGAGGGATTCCCAAAATCAAGGTTCCTTGGGCGAATACAGAAAAGGATTGGCGCTACGTTAAGCAACCAATAGCAACTGGCCTGTGGTCACGGTATGGTAACGTGATACATGCACCTGATTGGTGGCTTGATCAATTACCCAAGATGCTGTTAGATGGTGAGCTTTGGAATGGTAAACGTGGCGATGGCAACCGGCAGGAGATTTCATCAGTTGTTAAAAGGATTGATCCATATGATGTAGATTGGAAACCTTTACATCTGATGGTCTTTGATAGTCCTCCGTTTGATACTATCTTTGCGGATGGGCTAATTGATAATATTCATTACCATAAAAAGTTTGAGGGTATTTATCGGTGGTCATTATTTGATTGTCCTAAATTTACTTATTATAAACTGTTTAAGAAAGAAGCCAAGTATCGAAGTGTTTACCATTCATTGGGTCATGTATTAGAAGGAAATGAAGTGGCTTTGAGACTTGAACAGCATGAGCTTGCTTTCCACGGTGTAGTTGCCGATGCAGAGATTAAAGCAGCGATTTCCGAAATCAGCAAGATGAAGGGTGAAGGTATAATGATCCGGAACCCTGATAAGTTTTATGAGTGTGAACGATCCTATAATATTCTCAAAGTTAAAAAGTGGAAGGATGCCGAAGCTATTGTAATTGGCTATACAACGGGTCGTGCAACTGATAAAGGATCAAAGTTGCTTGGGCTGATGGGCGCGCTTATAGTTGAGTGGAAAGGTAATGTTTTTGAATTGTCTGGATTTACTGAGTCTGAAAGGATACTTACCCATGAAAACTATGCGGGTCTGGATTGTGCAGATACTGGTACAATGATTGCGCGTGAATGGGCAGTAAAGAATCCTGAAAAAGAATGCCCGAATTGGATTACAAGTATATTATTTCCACGTAGGACAGAAGTTACATTCAAGTATCAAGGATTAACCAAAGATGGGATACCAAATCCAGCCAGTTACTGGCGGAAAGGAGAAAAGTTTTAATGTCTTTTTTAGAAATTCAAGAAATTTGGAGACTGTGGCAAGAAGGATTGATTACTCAGCAGGAACGTAATGTCAAGATAATGGCTCTATGTTTAGCAGACATAGGAAATGAATCACAACGCTGTTATCAAAAGATTAGAACATTGGAGAAGAAGAATGAATGATACTACTTCAGGAATTGTTGGTAGGTTGGTCAACGACGAGAATCTTAGTCAAAGGTTCAGGAAAAGATTAGCTTCGATATTTTTTCCATCGAATGTTATCCTGGTTGAAGACCCTTTGTCTGAGTTCGAGGTTATGTCAGATAGCATCGAACTTGTTTCGGTCTTAACCTGTTGGCCATTGGCAAGTGTTCTTGATCGAGTGACTGAGCTTTACCCCCCGATTGAAGGACACTATTGGAAATTTTACCAGTACATGAGGCATCCAAAAAGAAGATGCTATATGTACATAACGCTCAAAATGACGGAGGGTAGCTATGAAGAAAAAGAGGGTGCAAGAATTACCACCATGTGATTTTGCAAATCTGTCTCCTGTCGCAGAGACGTGTAGTCTCTACGCAAAATATGATGCGCCCACTAAATCTGGTTCATGGGCATTTATGTGCGAAGCACATTATAAGATGCATGCAGCAAAGGGAGCAGATGCATTAGGTTGTGAATTTGTTGTGGGTATTGCCAAGCCTAAAGATAGCAGCATATTACGGGGCATTGAACCTGGACTCGAAGACTTGGAGTATTGGGAAGAAGTTCTAATGAATAGTGAGAGATTCATTAAGTGTCCAAATTGTAGTGAATTAAAATGCCTGGAACCTGATGCTGAAGGCATATACCATTGTGAGGGGTGTGGGATGCGTGTCAAGTGTCCTACGCCGCCAATGTAAGGAGGTTGCTATGAGTCAAACACCTTCAAAACGTAGGCGTATGGGTCGAGAAAACTTTGAGCCAGGTACTGATCCAAATGATATTAATCCATATCTTAATGAACGAAAAAAGGAATGGTTCAGTGATGTTTATGCCCGAGATTGGATGGATGGATGGCTTGAAGCCCAAGCGGCTTATGATGCCGAACAAGTCGATAACGCCAATGAAAAGGAGCATTGGGTTACGGCAACTTTTGAAGATGGAAGTGAGGAACAGATAGGTGAAGTGGAGTTTGATTCCTCAAATCCACCAACGGAGCTGGAGATAGATGGTGTCGCTTATAAAGCCCAATTTTAAGGAGACGCTATGGTCGAATCTGGTATTTTTGTCGAGGGTGTCCCTCTTGAAGAGCATCTGATAGATAAAGAACGGAAGAAACTTTATGAAGATACTCTGGCCGAGATAGAGGGACAAAAGAAGTTAACATATAAGAGTAGGGGTGTTACAATGGAGGTTAAGTATGGCATACGGCCAAGCCATGTGAGACATGTAACCCCTCAGGAGTATTTTATGAAAGAAAATATTGATAGATGTAAAAGTGGCCCGGAGTATATCCTGACTATTTTTCAGGATGGATTACCTCAAACAGTCGTTTCTTTATTCGAGCGTTTCGAACATTGGGAAATCGAACTCGGTGCGAGCGGTATTCGCCAAGCTTTCTACAAGATACTGAAACAGTATCCCGATCTGTTTGTCACAGCCAAGAACGATGAGAACAAAACAATCTATACAATGATACCTGCTGCGTGTCAGTTGCCTCATGAAGAGATTCTCAAATTATGGCGCAAGCATATTACGTGGCACATATTGTTAGAGCAGCAACCCGCTCTCAAGAAGGCATTAACTTCGAAGGTTCTTGATAGCAAGGAAGCTGCTCAGGTTTCATTGAGTGATGTTCTTGCTTCACTCGAAAAGTGGCAGGAAACTGTTGCTAATTTAAACACTCGTTTGTGCAAGTTAGAACAGGTGAAAGATGAGTTTGTCAAGGGCGCGATAGACCCGGAGTATCGCGGTTCCTTCGACGTCAACATTAATATTAACTTCGGGCGGAAGGAGGGATGATTTGCAAAATCTGTTGAATCTTGAGCGGAAGCTTAGGGAAATGGGACAACAGATCACTGATGCGGAACTCGGTCAGGAAGTAGCCGAGGAGCAAGCGGTGTTCTGGGAAAAAAAGGCAAAGGCGCTTGAATTAGAAGCTAAGCAAAATATGTACAGGTTATCAAGGCTGGCTTCTGTCGAGCAGGAACTGGAAACCTACAAAAGTAAGGTAGGAGATTTAGTCAAATGAGAACGCCCGAATACCTATCGCCTACGTCGATTGGCGTGTGGCGAAGAGATCGCAGGGAGTTCTATCTGATCTATCTTGCTGATAATCGACCGCCAAGGATTCCGCAGACTCAAGCAATGGCAATAGGCGCAGCGTTCGATGCCTATGTTAAAAGCTACTTGCATGAGCGTATATTCGGAAAGGGTGCAAATCCTATATTCGAATTTACAACGCTGTTCGAAGCTCAGGTCGAGAAGCATAACAGAGATTGGGCAATGCGTCACGGAGCGCACGTCTTTAATTCTTATCGTGATTGTGGCGCGCTGTCCGATCTCATGCTTGATTTGAATGATGCCGAGGGCGAACCTCAGTTCGAAATGCAAATTACAGGGCGCATTGTTCATTCGTCTTGTATCGGTGGCATCATCTTGTTAGGCAAACCTGATATTCATTTTATTAACAAGAGTGGGGCGTTTGTTGTTTATGACTGGAAGGTTAATGGTTATATGTCTGCGTCGACTACGTCGCCGAAGAAGGGATATATTAAAATCTATGATGCCTTTACATTAACACACAGCAATCAACATGGCAAGTCACATAAAGATTGTCAGATGATGCTTGTTGATGGTATCTATATTAATATAGCCCATTACATGGAGGACGTTGACCAGGGATGGACCGATCAAACAACAATCTACTCATGGATATTGGGGGCCGAGGTTGGTAGTAAGTTTACCGTGGCTATTGATCAGATAGTTTGTAAAGGGTCTGGTAATGAATTTCCATATCTCAGAGTCGCAATGCATCGGAACAGAGTTTCAGAGCCATATCAACTTAAGTTACATGACGAGATTGCCGATATCTGGACGCGAGTCAAGGCCGGTAAATCGCATATCTTTGATGAAATGACTCCAGAAGAATCTGTTAAGAAATGTGATGTTTTGGATTTGGTATTCAAAAGTTATCAGGATGATCATAAATATAGTGATTGGTTCAATGTCATGAGCCGTTCACACTCAAACTTTTGAAAGGAATGTGGTTCGGGGTCTATTGTTAGGCCCCGAACCCAATACATTATTATGCAATGGGGAAAATTTTGGATCATCACAATTCTTGTGTGCATAATTCTGTTTCTTGTATTTTATGGAGGGAGGTGATTTTGGAAATCTTTTCAATTAAATTATGGCGACGAGAAGCCAGACGCTTGTTGGATGAGATGGTTAATCCAACCAGTGTTTACAGTAAACTTATGAAAGGATATACAATGAAAGAGAAAATTATCTGTTACCATATTGATACTGAAGATTACAGTATCCCATCGAAATGTGGTGAGCTTCATGATCCTCGCACCAAGTGGTTGTGGGGTCACATGCTAACCAACAAAGCAACTCGTGATGATAGTAAGTTTGCTCAGCTATTTTGCCCGGAAGGGCGTCGAGCTAATTGGATTACTCATGCCATGTTCAAGAAGATGGCATCAATAATGGTTCACAAGTACTCGTGGTTACTTCCAAACACTGATTTGGAAGGGATTGTTGCAGGAGTCCAAATGTTATCAAAGTATCAAGCACATCGCCTATTCAAGGCACTTATAAAACATCCTGCATTCTGTGTTGATGATAAGTATAATAATCAGAGTCGTCATTGCCACGATCAACGATATTGGGTCTGGTTGCGGGATTAGGGCGGAAGGAGGTATTATATGAAAGTGTTCGTATTGATAGAAGCGGAACTCCCAACACACATGGACGACGAGGACTTTGCAGCTTATGCGAAGGACTCGGTTCAAGCGTGCGTCGGTGGGTACCATCCTAATGATCCGATATTCGCTTTAGATCGAAAGTCTGTTAAAGCGTATATCGTTAAAGAGGAGAAACCTAATGATATTAAAACTCTTAAAACTCTTATTCGCGCTGATAGTAGCGTTAGTCTTATTAAGTTGCAATGAGGTTGACGCAAAAGAATGGAAGTCTGGTGTTAAGTCTGGTGGTGCAAATAAGAAGTATACAAAGGACAATTCCGGTGGTGAAAGGAACCATAAGCATAGTAAGAACTGTAAGCATAACCGGAAGCAGAAGAAATTCTACCGGAAAACCACACGCTACTGGAAGTATTCTGGAGCCGACAACCAGGGGCGTTTGGAGCATATCACTGAGAGCGAGAGCAACTATGAACCTCGCGACAGGTACTATAAGAAGTGATATACTACCAAGAGAATGAACGAGGTCTGTGGATATATTTACAGACTGATGTTCGAAATCAGGACGGGTTGCCTGTTCTCCCTTCGGGGAGGACAGAACCCCTAATGGTAGGATTCGTCGGTGATCCTGCTGAAATTGAAGATTGCAAACTGCTTGTTGAGGACTTACGCAGGCGCTTGGGATTATCCAAGGATAGGAGATTGTCGAGTGACAGAAGGAAACAAAATTATCCAATTTCCATTGAGCGAAGAAGGAAAAGAACGAATGGAGATAGGCGCAATCGTAATGAAATGTGTCATGTTTGATGGGAATCGAATGTGGGTTGATGCATACCAACAGCGAGCGTCGGATGGTAAAATGTTTAATATTAACTCGGAGCCTGTTGCGATAGGCCCCGGTGACACAATCACTATTATACTTTCGAAGAATCCAATTGATCCTGATTTGATTGTTCCGTAGTTTTACTTGACTTCGGGAAGGAGGTTTTGTGGCATATCTAAAGTTTTGCCTACCCATCAAAGGCTCTGGTGGACTGGTTGAATGTTTTTATCTAAAAAATGTAGCCATGTTCAATATACCAGGAGCGGTGTTATATCTGATAGACATATCAGACGATGATGGGGCGATTATGGCTGTCCCCATATGGCGAGAGAATGCTTCATCTGAGGCTATTTTCAAACGTATGCGGGCTATCTTGCGACACCTTGGAATTAATAAGTTTGGTAAAGATGGGTTGATTTGCAAAATCAAGAAGGATACCTACTACAAGGGAAAGCAAGTGTTTTATTACGGTGACAAACCAAAGATGATGAATGCCGGTATTGTAGAGGTTTCAATCCGGAATGCTTTTGGTGTGTTGCCGAATCATAACAATGCCCTGCGTGTTGGTGTTAGAGAAGCTGATGGGCAACCGGATACTGGGGCTTTGGTGTTAGATGCTGAAGTATTCGGTAACTAACTTTTACTGCGTCGAGCGGTAAGGAAAGGTATATATTATATGAAAAGTTATCACGAGAAGTTAATGGATGCCATACTTCGGAATGTCAAAGAGGTTCCGCTGCTGGATGAATGGTTCAAGGGAAATACCATTGTTAAATTTGGGCTTGGCGTGCAATCTGGTCTGTATGTTGGGAATGGTATGTTGCGTTCAGATGCGGGTGGTACAATCAACCTTGATCCTTCGAAAATCACCGGTATTTATTTCGAGAATATTATTCGGGAAGAGGATGCCGAGCTTGCATTCAAGGACATCAAGGAAAAGAACCAAGACCTGCAAGCTGATGTATCGAAGCTTCGGACTGAATTACAGGTGCAATCTGACAGATTTGCGGAATCATTTGCTGATATGGAATCGGAATTGGCGTTAGCCGGTGAACGAGAGGTTGAATTAATGAAGCGGTTAGAAGTTCCTGAGGCGGAAACTCATTTGTCCGAAGGCACCGAGGGATTTACGGATGATACCAAGGAAAAAGCTGGCATTCATGATGCACCAACTCACCCGGATGATGAAAAGGTGACTATCACGAAAGATGATGTAGGAACCATAGATGCGGCGGACTTGGGGTTGGATAAAAAATAGCCATTCGTTCTGGATGTATTGATTTGCAAAATCAGGAGGGAATCAAGGGTTTGTATCCTAAAAGGCTGCACCGTTGATTCCCTTTTTTTGCCCAAAAATTAGGATCATTATGGCACGGAA